GTTTAAAGAATTTGAGATAATGATACTTCTCTAACATCTTGTAAATTACATTTTTAGGAAGTCGGTTCTTAACGCCAAACTTTCTGATTTCGTCTGGTGACATATCAGCTGTAAAAGCGTCTTTTCTGTCTTGTACAGTTTTGTCTCCAATATCAATTAATGTGTTAATAGAATCTTTAATCTCAGCTAACTTCTTAGCAACTAAACTACTTAATCCTTTTATGTCTGCAGGAGTTAGTTGTTTTAGTTCCTCATAATCAATCATATCTCTTACAAGTTCACCTTTAACAACATCTATTTCAGATACACGTTTCTGAAAATCCGCTACGTATTTTTCTGGTTCAAAAGTTCCAGGATCTGGTCTTCTTATAAACTTATTAAGGTCTATATCAAAAGTACCATCTGCCATGTCTCTTGCCTTACTAAATGTAGCAGGATCTATGATAGAAAAGTAGTTGATAGGATGTTTTGTTCCTGGTATTACTTTACCATTTATTTCGCCTTGATATTCTCTTATTTTTTCGTGTACTTTTTCTTGTTCAGCTTGTGAACCAGGTATATCAAATAAGATATTAATGTCAAGGTCTGCGTCATCCCTATATTGTTTTGTAAGTATAGAACCAATTAAGGTATACTTAACTACTTTTCCAAATTTCTCAAATGTTTTAATTCCGTCTAATATTTGTTTTTTTACAGCAGGCTTTAAAGATGGGCTGTTTGTGTCTGGATTATCAAACACAGGTTTAGCATACGTTTGTCTAGGTATGTCTATAATTGATTCTTTTAAAAAATCTTTAAATCTCATCTTTTCTTAGCCCTTAATTCTTTTTGTATCCATTGTTTTGCAATATAACTTTTTATAGGTGTCGTTAAATATTTATTTACAATTTTACTAACTCTATTCATTGTCAATGTTGTTAGTTCTAAGTCTGACTTATTGTTATCTACAACTATAAAATTACTCATACCAAATAATCTTTGAAACTTACCAATGTTTGATTGAACACCTTCCCAACTATTTTTTACTATGTATTGTGGTATTGTTCTTTCTCTTCTTGCCTGTCTTTCTAACGCAACATCTAAACTTGTGTTTACAAATATCATGTAAGTGTCATAACCCAAAGTAGATAATAAATTTTTATTTCTAGCAATTTGATCATAATCTCTACCAGTACCATCTATTACTAATCCTAATCTACCTTCTACATATTGATCTAACTGTGTTAGTACACTCATTTTTGCTCTTTTTCTAATTAAATCTCTAAAATAAGTTTCTTCAGGAGGCATTTGTAATGATAAATTTGCTTTCTTTAATCCTTTCTCAAAAATAATATCTGAGTTAATAACTTTTAATCCTGAGCCAGCAAATGCTGTAGAGGTAACAAATGTCTTACCTGAACCAGGACCACCTGCTAAAAAGAACGCTTTAAATATTCCTTTATCATATACACCTTCATTTATCTGTTGTACAAAACTTTTAACTTCCATCTTCTATTGCCTTTATAATTTTTTCTGCGTTATCTTCAATTGTGCCACCCTCTGCTTTTATTTCTATAAAGTTAGGTTTTTGCCTAAAATATTCTACAGCAGGACCTGTTTCTTTATTATACAAGTCTATTCTATTATTAATTATCTCTTCGGTATCGTCTGCTCTACCTCTTGCAAGTAGTCGTTTTAAAATCTCCTCTCTACTTACATCTAAAAATATTACTTTGTCGTAACCTATGTTTGCCTCTTCCATATCTCTTACTTGCGTCATATATCTAGGCCAACCATCTAATACGTAACCGTTAGGTGATTGTTCTACTTTATCTTTAATTAGTTTTAGTACAATCTCATTAGGTACAAACTGACCTTTTGCTAATAAATCTTTTACTTGTTTACCTATTTCTGTTTCTTGTTCTACTTCTTTTCTTAACATACCACCTGGATAGATATGAGGTATTGTATATCGTTTTGTAATATATTCTGCATAAGTAGATTTACCAGAACCAGGTCCACCCATTAATATAATTCTTCTAGTTGTCTCTTCTAAAAATGTTGCAAATGTTTTCATCCTTTAATCCAATTCTTTTGTAAATTAAAGTTAGCAGTGCTAAACTCTAATCTATCTACTAATTTAACAGCATTACCCATTCTATCTACAGCAACATAGCCTTCTGGATTAGTTATCTGAAAGCCATTGTTTGTTTGTAAATATGTGCCAATAGATTTTATTTGATTCATTTTATTTACTAAAAAGTTCTTTGCTGTTTGTAAAGATACATAACTTGCAATTGCAAAATAAATTTCATTTTCGTATCTATCAATAAATTTTAAACCTTCATTTCTAATAGTTTCGTATTTTCTTTTTGCACTATCAGTTTTTCTTTTACTTACCTCATCATCTAAAACTGAAGCATAGTATTTTCTAAAATCTGTTTGTAGTTTTTTAACACCACTTATTGATCTACCTCTTTTAATATAATCATTGAAGTATATTTTTAATCTTGCACCAACTGATAGTAAACTTGTTTGTGTTTTAAGTAAGTTTAATATTCTTTTACCTTTACTAATAGAACCCATAGCCATTCTTAAAATGCCATCGTATCTTTCACTTTCTGTATCTGTAAATGTGGCAACACCAGAATTGTCTTTATAACTTGCGTCATCAAAAAATACTGATGGCGTCTTTGTAAACGAATTTACATTAACGCCAAAACTTGCTTTTAAATCAGACATCTTTCGTCCTGTGTAAGTAGTATGAAATATTATGCCTAATTTAGCTCGTAAGATTTTTTTTGCAAGATCAGTATTTTCAGGTACAGCGTAAGTAATAGTGTTAGGTTTAAATGCAATTGAATCTTCACCTCTAATACTTACTTTTTCAATATCTTTAGGTGTAAATAATAAGTCGCCTTGTACAACACCTTTGATATTTAATTTAGGTAATTCTTTTAAACAGACTATAAGTTTATCTGCTAAACCACCTGCGTGATTTCTTCTTATGTCTGAAACTGTATAATTGATTTTAGGATTTACGTTGAATATAGATTTAGAACCGACAAAGAATTTGCCGTTCTCTGGATTACGACCACAGAAAACTGCAGGCGCACCATCCCACTTTACAGATAGATTAACTTTTCTACGTGAAGAACCTAAAAGCATATTTCTTAAAGATTTAAGAAACTCTACTGCCTCTAAGCCACCACTGTAGCCGTTATTGATTATGTTGTCTTCTAAGTGTTCTAAATGTGTATTTTTAGCTTCACTTAAATATTGTTTAAAACTGTACATTGTTCTCCCACTATATCCATTATATCAAAAATCAAGGCCATTGTCAAGTAAAATTCCAATGGATCCATGTATAAATCACTACTTACGACAATATTTATAAGATTAATTGCCTTTGGCAATAACAAATTTGCCTGAAAGAGGTGTACGAGAGGTTACGTATTGATACATAATTAAAACAAAGTCGTTAATTTGTTGTTGACTTCTTTTATCTGTTCTTCTAAACCACTTCTTCAGGACAGGCATAACTTTATTAATAATATTTAAGGCAGATATTTCACCTCTTTTAAAATTGAATAAATCTTTATTTTTTTTCTCTAATGCTGCTCTTTGTTTTACAACAGGTGCAATCTGTTTAAAATACATCTTTTCACCATCTTCATATAATTTTTTTACTTTTACTGCTGTTTGTTTATCTACAAATGATAACAGTTCAGCAAACACTCTCATAGAGCCTATTGAACCACCTCTTGCTTCTGCACCACCTCCTAAAAACTCAGCAACAAATCTCTTTGCACTAGGGTCGTGTCTTAATTTTATGTCACCAGATTTAAGCAATATTCTCATATCTCTAGTTTCTGTTTTTTTACCAAATGCAACTTTCTTATAAGGTTTCCAATCTGTTGTTCCTTTTACTACTAAATTTTTTAATGCTTTAATTTCTGCTTTTCTGTCAAAGTTGACTAGTTGTATTATAGCTTTCTTTGTAGTCTTCTTTAATGATAAAGGTAACATATCACCACTATCAATTAAGTCGCTGATTAAAAGATTAAGTTGAGGAAAACCAAATGAGTTTGGTTTAGCTTCTTGTAGTGTAATTCGTATTTTATCTTTTGCTTTTTTACTTGCAAGATATATATCAGCAGGTGACCATTTGTTTATATCACCAAAACGTGTTTGATTTTTTACTGTGATAGGCATTTTGTTTGCCATAGACCATAACTTTTGTATGTTGCCCATGACATCTTTATCACCTCTAAAATAAAATAAATTTTGATAACCTTTTGCTTTAATGTTATAATCTTTATCTATAGTTTCTATTTGTTTGATTAACTCAACAGCAATTAAATTAGATGATATGTACCAATCATTATTAGCAGTTAAAAAGGTAAGTATGTCATTATACATAACACCAGGCGTGTCTATACGTCTGTACGCTTGTTCTAACTTTGTGTTATACTTGTCTCTAAAATCTGTAAATGTAGGATATTTTTTAAGGTCAAATGCCTTATCTATATTACTTGCGCCTACGTTATCTGCAACCGAAGAAAATAACGCTTGTGCTGATTCCAATAATGCTGTTTTGTCTGCCATACATATATTTATGATTGATAATCTACGTAAATATTGCTAGAAACAACGTATCTATAACCTTCAAAAGGTTGACTTACCACTTCGTGTCTCATCATAGCAGGAAATATTAATAATAAACCTTGTCTTATGTTTTTTATAACACCAAAACCTTTTTTTGTCTTAACTTCAGGAAAATATAAACCTGGTGCATTTTTAGGTGCTGACACATAATAAGCACATGAATAAAGACCAGGCCAATGGTCATGTGCTTTTGCAGTTTCACCTGACTTATATTTTAAACCCCAAAGATTTTTTATAACAAATTTATATTGATGTTTTGGATTAAATTGCATACGAGAAACTGAATCAACAGCTGATAAATAAATGTCTGCAAATTTTCTAAAACCTGGATACTCCCACATCTGCCAATAGGTCATTTGACATTGAGCGTTAGTTCTATTTTGTTGTTGATCTCCTACCTTATCTATTTCTTCAATAAGTAGTTTATCCATTTCAGGCTCATTGAGTTGCATTTCCCATACAGGCTCTTCTCTTTCTATGCCAAAATCATTTCTGACTACTTCGTATTTCTTCATCACTTCTTATATCAAAACAACTTGGAAAACCAAATTTACCAAATGTTTTATTTTTGTTTTGAAACTTAACTACTTTTTTTATATCTTCTTCAAAGAAAGACTCTTTTAAAACTAATCCTCTAGGCATTTCAATAGCACGCCAAAGTATCTTACCATTCTTTTTAACCATGGCAGATTTGTAGTAAACACCATTTCTTGTATTGCCAGGTCTTTTATCACCTTTATGAAACCTTACTCTTTGTACTTTTCTTTTTATCATAATGAATTAAAACTTAACGCTATCCTATTTGTTGATTGATTTACTTTATAACTTGAATCATGCTCAATCCATGATGGAAATATTATCAAGTCGTTGTTTTTTGGTTTAAAATAAAAATTTCTACAATTGTTTTTATCTGCCTTATCAAATTGATATAATTTAATTTTATCATTAGGATTATAAAAGTATATATCACTGCTAGACTCATCTATATTTAAATATATTACACCACTTAGTTTAGATGGTATATGGTCGTGTCTCATTAAACTACTCTCTTTATCCATTATTGTAATCCATGAATTATCTACTTTTAAATTTGTAAATCCTAATTCTATTGAAGTTTTATCTATTATGTTTTGTATATCTTGTTTAAAATTTTTGCACTCGGGTATATTGTTTGTAAAATAATCTACTATGTAATCACCTTCTTTAAATTTAAACTTATCATTTTTAAAATGTGATATTTTAAAGTTGCCGTAACCTACATTTTCAACATTACCTAAGTTAGAAAAAATATTTGAATTATCATCTATGTGTTTTACAATACTTTTTCTTACATTATCATTTAAAAAATTTTCAATGTATATTATAGGTGTACTAAACAATTCTATTTTGTTCATACTTTAAAATCTGAAAACTTGTCATAAACATTTTCTGCTGGCCTAGGTCCTGCAGGTTGATTTAGTTGTTCTTCACTCTCTTGGTTACCATCTGTTAAATTTTGTGCTGATTGTTCTACGTCATATAATCTCATTTTACTTCTATCTACACCAATAATAAAAGCACGATTAATACCTGGATCATTGTATCTATTTTTTAGTTGTTTAATTTTTAATTGATTTAATTGTTCTAAGTCTTCGTTAGATATAATAGCAAACATAAAGTCTGCCGTTGCAGGAAGACCAAAACTTTCTGAAGTATCTTCTAAACCAACATCACTTGACATATAACCACTTCTAGTTGTTTGTGTAGCAGACACAATAGGTAAATCATATCTCACAGCAAGACCTCTAAGTTCTTCAGCAATTGCTTTGATATAGAAATATGAAGATATATTACCACCTTTAAATCTACTTGATGAACAGATATTTAAATAATCAACAAAGACAATATCTGGTTTAAATGATTTCTTTAATGCAAGTTCATCCATCAAAGATTTAAAATGACCTGCATGAGCAGACGCAGTAGGATATTCTTTTATAATTAATTTACCTTGAGCCTTTTGTTTTAGTTTTGCAATCTTAGTATCATAATATTGTTTAGGCATTTCATAAAGTTCGTCAATGGTTACATCTAAAAGATTAGCGTCTATTCTTTCTGCGATACGCTCTTCAGCCATTTCTAAAGTTATGTATAATACATTTCTGCCTTGCAAAATCATTGACGCAGCTAGATGACACATAAACAAAGACTTACCAACACCAGTGCCTGCAAGTGCCACGTTTAAAGTCTTAGGTGGTAAACCACCTTTTGTTATTCTGTTGAAATAATTTAAATCAAATTTTAATCTTTCTTCTTCTTTATGATAATAATCGAATCTTTCATCTGTTTGATTTAAGTAATCATGCCCGATATGTGTATCAAACGAAACAGCAAGAGCGTCTGATAATATAGTAGGAATTGCTTCAGGTGTGTGTCTCTTATCTTTGCCGTCTAATATTTTGATACCTGATAGTACAGCATTATGAACAGCACGATCTTTACACCATTTTTCTGTAGTATCTGTTAACCATTCTATATCTGTTTTTTCGTCTGCGTTTAAACTATCTAAAACTCTTTTAGCAATTTTATATTCATCTTCAGTAATACTTTTTAAATTACTTAACTCAATACTAATTGCTTCTTTTGATGGTAGGTTGTTATATTGTAAAATATAATTTTCTATTAATTTAAATATGGTTACTTCTTCGTTTGAAGTAAAGTAATCTGTTTTAATAAAAGGTAAAACTTTTCTACTGAAAGCTTCGTTATGAATTAGATTTTTTAATATTGTTGTTTCAAGTCTGTCGCTCATTTATGTTAAGTTTACCTTCCTTTAATTGTTTTTCCATTACTTCTATTAATATATTGCCAATGGCGTTTCTAAAATCTTCACTTTCGGTATCTACATCATTTATATTTCTTTGTACATTATAGGTAAATTTTAAAGGTAATTGTCCTGCAACCTCTTTTTCTGCAAACTTAACTTGACCATAAGTATATATAACACCTTCATATGGTCCATCTGTTATCTTTATACAGGAAAAGTCGTCAACCTCTCTTTGTACAAAGACGTATTTTGTTTTATTCTGTGCCATAGAGGAACTCTTTTTTGGCAGCTTCGTCAATCTTATTGAGAACCTCTTTAGTATAGAATTTATCAGGTTCATTATTGATAGTTTTTGCATATTGTTTTGATCCGTCTGGTAATTCTATTCTTGTTGATACTGATTTAAATACACCATGTTTTACAGCAAGGTCTAATAGACCATAGTATCTTTCAAGGCCTGATTTGTAAGTTAATCTAACATCAACCATTGCATTTTCTTTTGTCAACCTTGATTTATAATTTTTACAATGTATTACATTACCGATAATTTCTTTACCATCTTTTTCTTTTCTTTTAGATAGATAAACTATATTACTAGCAGCGTATTTTAAACCACTACCACCACCCATTTCTTTTTGTGGGAACATAGAACCAATAACATCATAAGTATGGTTTGTCATTATCATAGGTACTTTTGCCTTACCTAGTTTTAATGTTAAAACTCTAAATGCAGCCTTAACAATCTGCGATCTAGTCATATCTCTAGTTTCTTTACCCTCAGCAGTATCTTCCATTTCTTTTGTAGTTGATAACATACCTAAACTATCTAACACAAACATTAATGGTTGTCTTTTATCTTCTGGTTGTTCTAAGTATTTGTCAATAACTTTAATTGATTGATGTCTAAACTCTTGTACAGTTGCAACAGGCACAATAACCATTCTTTTACTATCAACGCCTCTACTCTCAACTATATCTTTTGTTAACGCACTTTCTGATTCAAAGTAAATCACACCTGCGTCTTTGTGTTTGTCTAAAAAACTTTTTACTATACCTAAGGCAAAAAATGTTTTACCAGTTGCAGCTTCACCTGCAATAGCAGTTATCTTGTTTGATGGTAGACCACCATAAACTGAACCTGATAGTAAAGCATTTAGTGTATAAGAACCTGTGTCAATAAAACTATCAACATCACCTGCTTCAACACCTTCACTTACTAGAGTAGCATATTCATTGCCTGTCTCTTTAATTACGTCTTTTAAAAAATCGTTCATAATCTCCTCTTTCTTTTTCACTAAACACTAAACTATATTGTTTGATATTTAAATCATAACACACTTTCATTATTTTGTCAATGTCCTTTGAAACAAAATCGTGTGTCATATAGTTTTTATATCCTTTGTGTATTATTATTCTCATGTGCGTTTTCTAATTCACGCCAGTTTTTTCTCATATCTATGTATATCTTATCTTTAGTGACCTTATCTCTAAATGTTTTAAATATACTAGCAGATTTTGCCTTTTCGCAAGTCATGGCGTCTTTTTCTTGTGGTTTTACTTTACCATTACTATCATATTTTTTGCCGTCTCTATGATTAGCATATCGTCTTGCTCTTGTAAAACCCATTTCTAAAAACTTTCTACACATATCCATACCTATAAAATCTTTTTTTGCTCTATACCATGCGTAAATTTCATATATTCTTTTAGCACTTAGTTTTGCCTCAGGAACAGTTTTAAATCGCCAGTATGTACAAATAAAATTAGTATATGGTCTTACAAGTAATACACCTTGTTCACCACGACCTATTCTGTATAGTTTTCTTATGGTTGGGTCTTTAAAATTTAGTTTTTTATAATTTAATTTATAATCAAAGTTTTTCATCACTCTTTCGAGCTCTTAATACAACTGGTCTACCTGATGGTTTTGGCAATTGATTAAGTTCTTTCCATAGTTTATATTTTTCATCTTCAGGTATCCACGTTTTAGGTGGACTTTCTAAATCAGTTTCAGTTATTTTACCCCATAATAAAGTAAACATTTCATCTGGTGACATTTCTGGATAATGAAAGTTGTACTTATTTTGAACATTAACAATTTGTTTTCTAAGTAATTCTCTATTGTATTCCAACTTACGTTGATAATCCCAATATGCTTTTAAATCTATGTAATCTTTTTCTGCAATTGCCATCATAGTTATTTATGAAAAGGACACTTTTTTTCTTCCTTCTTACGTGTTTTTAACCAGTTATATCCCCCAAACCATCTTGTTTGAATATTTAATCTTTGAGCCTCTACACCATAAAACAATTCAGGTCTATGACTTGGTGATGTGTAAGTAATTACCTCATCTAAAAATTCTCTTTTAATTGGTATGTATTGTGCTAATGGCGTTCCTCTTGCTAAATTAATTTCGCCATAGTTATGTATAACCATTTGTTGATTTATTTGATTGTGAATATCTGATCTAATTACACCAGGTAAAGTATGAAAGTGTGGATTAAAATCATAGTAAACTGGAAGTTGTAAAACACTCCAACCTGGTGATGTTTTAACGTGCCAAGGACATTGTGGTTTCAATATAAATGAAAAATCTCTAGCTGACTCTGGTATTAAACTTTTAAATTGATGATTACCATGATGTGAAAATGTAAATCTTTCAGTCGGTATTTTATATCGCCATGTCTTTTCATCTGAATTAATCCATATGTCACACCATAAAGGGACAACATAACCCATAGAAAAAAATTCAGGTAATGCAGGACAGTGTCTTATTGTTCCTTTGTTTACATCATCTTTACTATCAATAGGTTTATTTTTAAAATCTGCGTCTGGTCTTTTTCTATTAGCCTGTTTATACCATTCTGGTATGTATTTAATTGGTGGAATAACTTTTTCTAAACCTGGTCTATCAGTAAACCACGTGATATTAGGTTTATCTTTTTTAAATGATTTAATTAATTCTTTAAAAAACTTTATCATATTGGTAATACACTTGTTCTTGCTTCTCTAAAATAGTCTATCTTTTTTTTAGAAAAACACCATACATTTTCTATATATGTTTTATTCATAAACTCTTGCTTTGCTTCTTCACTTTCAAATAACTTATCTGATTTAGGTCTTTGCATAATTCTCATACCTATTTGACCAACAAAGTGTTCTTTCATACTGTCAACTAATTCATCACAGCTTTTATGTCTGTGATTTTTAACTTTAGGATCCATAATATTGATAAACAAATGACCATTAGAAGATAGTGAATTAAAACTTTTTTTTGAAACTGGTAAATAAAAATCATCACGCCATTTATTATATTCATTAAACTTAAACCAAGATTGATCTTCTTCGTATTCTCCTCCTTTATTATATTCTTCAGTAGAAAAATATGGTGGACTTGTAAAGGCACAATCTATATTAGTTATATCTTCCCAAGGTAAATCTTCAGCACCACATCTATATATTTTTACAAACTTGCGACCTGACATTGTGAAATAATTTCTACCTTTTTCGTCAACTCTTTCATCTACGTCAGCACCATTACCTAATAACTCTTCATAATAAACACATTGTTCCATGTATTGTTCGTATGTGTTTGGATTAGGATCACAACCATAATATTGTGTTGCATTACTAGCATAAAAACCTGCAAGTCTATCACCCCAACCACAACTTGTATCTAACACTCTACCTGCATTAGTTATATCGTAAATCGTTTTTGCAACATTAGGTTTAAATTGTGTTGCAATATATGTACCTAATCTAAAAGCACTTAAATAACTTGCCTCACTTAATTGACCACCTCTTAATTCTTCTTTGCCATCAACTATAACTTTTTTCATATCATTGATACCACGCCATATAGGGCCTAAACAACGCCATATGTCTTTTGCGTTACCGTTTTGCCATACATCTAAAGGTGCTTTGAAACTATAACTTGAACAATTTAATCTTGTGGCTTGATGAAAATGATTTGATATATTATTAAAAGTAGATGGAGCGTCTATAATGCCTAGACCATATTCTTTATAATTATACTTGTAGTCGTCATATTTTTCCATAACATTATTAACGTCAACTTTTAAATATTTGGCTGTATCAAATTTTTGCAATTCTTTAAAATCATTTCTTACATCATCCTTTGTAATTTTTTTTAAAGGAAATACAGGTCTTTCTTTTTCAATATAAGCAGCTAAGTCTTCTCTAAACTTTTCTTTACCTATTTCGTTTGTATAACGCTCAAATGTTATTTGATCCATTATAGGTAGTTTATTGTGATTTGCGTATTTGTATAAGTAATCCATAATCTATTATAACACTTCTAGTTGAATTTGTCAACTTGATTTCCCCAAACATCCCAACCTGGCATAGATGTTCTAGCAAATAATTCTATACGTGGTAAATCACCACATAATTTTACTATATCGTTTCTTATTCTATCAGGTTTTCTACTATGTTCTCTACGTTCACTTACAACTAATCTATCTACGTTACCACTCATTCTTTTAGGTTTACCTTTAGTTGCAAGTATGCAAGTTTCAGTATTTGCTCTAGTCCAGTAACCTGGTCCTTTAAAATAATAATTTTTAATTTTGTCTTTGTTTGTTTTAACCCAAGTAAATCCTACTGTCTTATATGTAAATCCCCACTTCTCAACAATCGGTATCTGTTTATGTAGTAATGGATCTGTACACCACATAAACAATACACAATCTTTGTCTGCTATATCACCAATAGGTAAATTTTCTATGTCTTTCATAGTCATAGTATTATAATGTTTTTCAGGATTGGTTTGTGCGTTTTCATTATTCCAATTCTGAAAATGCCATGGTGGGTCAGCGTATATTATATTATACTTCTTATCTAGTTTGAGTGTGAGGTCCATGTAAATAAGCCAACATCTTTTCTGGTGTAGTTTCAACATATGGGTCATCATCAGTGCCATCGTTATTGATACCTGGTTCTTGCCACCATTTTTCAATTACACCATCATTGATTACTGTCATAAATCTCCAACTTCTATTACCAAAACCTAAATGGTTTTTACCAATTAACATACCTAAAAATCTAGTTAAGTTACCTGAACCGTCAGGTATAACTTTGACATTACATATATTCATTTTTTCTGCCCATGCGTTCATTACAAACGAATCATTTACACTCATACAATAAACTTCATCTATCTTTAGTGATTTCATAGTTTCATAATGATACTCAAAACCTGGCAATTGTTTTGATGAACAAGTCGGTGTAAATGCACCTGGTAGACTAAACAAGATTACTCTTTTGCCTTTGAAATAATCGTCTGTTGTTTTATCTAACCACGCACCACCAATAGGACAACCACCATCTTCTGGTTGTGTATCGCCTGTTCTTACTTTAAATGTTACCTTAGGTAACTGTACGCCTTCTCTCATAATTATACTCCTCCTTGAGTTAAATTTACTGTCATCATTTTTATAAACAATATTAACAGCAAAAACCTTGATATTGGTATATCACTTTTATAAGCAATAAATTGCCCTAAAGCAAATGACCAATGTAAAACTATAAACAATATTATTAATGATTCAATCATCCAAAAAATGCCTCTAATGTTGCTTCTTTCTCTAGTTTCCAGTTGATAGCATTTAAGATAAACTTCAGTGGATCTGTAAATGTCTTTTCAAACTGACCATCATAATCTACATATTGTTTTAATTTAAACTCTCTAGGTAGATATGTTGAAAAAGAAATAACCGTATCTTTTATAGAGTTAGGTAGTCTTAACATTAAAAATTTTATTTTATCACCCTCTTTAATTACAGGATATCTTTGTTCTAAATTGTGTTTATGTAAGTAGTGATTATAAAGCAAAGAACCTTTTACATGAATAGGTGTGCCTTTCTTATAAATCTGTGACGGATCAATATATTTTTCTAAATTATTACAAGACCTAGGAAATGCAACACTTTCAGGACTTAAATTTCTAAATTGTGTTTTAAAATCTGCAACAAACTTAATCAAATCATCTTCACTTTGATTCATAATAACTCGTATTGCCTCTTTAATTTTACCTCTACAAACTTCAGGCGTAGATGATTTAACTGCTTCAACACCCATAACTTTAAGTTTAGGATATTCATATCTAACACCTTCTTCATCATACATATTTAAGATATATCTTTTTTTAGCAATCCATATACCTTTATTAGCAATTGCTTCTCGTTTCATAATCATTTTTTGCTCATAGGCATTTACATATTCTGCAAGATTTTCAAAACTCTTATCAATAACTTTTTGTATCTTCTCTTCAGCAGCCTTATCTAAAAAATCTGTAATCTGTTGTGGTGTTTTATTCTTACAAGTCTTTTGTACTAACTCATCTAATCTTAAATAGATTGAATCAGTATCAGACGCAACAACATAATTTTTATTTTCAGTGCCTAATACTTTATTCATAAACTTGTTTATATCTTTTTCTATCCAACGAATAGTTAACTGACCACCCATAGTAATCGCCTCTGCCTGGTTCTTTTCAAAGTATCTAAAGTATTGATTACCGATTGCGCCGTAGGCAGAGTTTAGAGATATTTTCTTTGCCATCTGTATATTGTGACATCTAGCAATTTCTTTTTTATATAATGGGTCTTTAGTTTTCTCATACTCTTGTTTTGCCTTAATCATTTTCTTTTTAAATATAACTCTGGCGTCATAATTTTTTTTCATTAACTCTGGTAAGAAACCTAGTTTATCTCTTCTAAACATAGCGCCGTTAGGTGCAATTGTCACATCTTTGTCTTTTAACCACTTTGTATTATACTTTTGATTTAAATAATTTTCTACACCTACATTTTTAGGTTCTACACCTACATATGTTTCAGGACTGTTATTGTATTGCATAATTAAATGCGGATACAAACTGTTTAAGTCAAACGATACAATCCATTTATGTAATCCTAGTTGAGGGTCTTTTACATATGCACCTTCAAACTGTGTTGCCTTATCGTGGTCTTCTCTAGGTGGTATTGCGATTTTCTTTTTATGTAAATGATTATAGATTAAAGTATCCCAACATCTTACTTGCGAATAGACATCTGTATAATTTACTTTGAAGTCATAGGCCATAGTTAAACATAGGTCAATCAAACCCATTTTATCTTCTAATCTATCTACTAACTCCACATCTTGTATATTATATTCTACAAACTTTTGATAATCATTTGTATAAAATTCTTTAAATGTATCGTATGGATTATCTAATTTAGATTCACCTAATTCTACTTTTGCAATATAATTTAGTTTATAAGACTCTTGTCTAACATAGGTAAACTTTTTATACAAGTCAAAATAATCTAGTACAGATATGCCTAACATATTCCAGTACTGTTGATTTTTTGTTCCTAGTTGTACACGTTCAGCATTAACATAATTCCAAGGCGACATTTTATTAATCGTATCATTGTCAAATATAAATCTCATTCTGTTCATTAGATATGGCACGTCAAAGAACTTAACATTCCAACCTGTAATAATATCAGGATGATTTTTACACCAGAATTTTAGAAACTCTAATAGTAAATGTTTTTCATTTTCACACTTAATATAGGTTACATTTGCTTTCTTTGTTAAGAAGTCACCAGTACCCCAAGTAATAATTTGTTTATTGCTATGATTTTTTACAGTGATACAAATAATAGGTTCTTTTGCAGTATCTGGATCAGGAAAACCATGTTCACACTCACACTCTAAATCTAACGTAAAAATTTTAATCTTATCTTTATCCCACTTTACATCTTCAGGATATTCATTTGCAATATACTGATAATTATATCTCGTCATACCATAAACTTTAAATTCTGGCATTGACTTATATGTTTCAATAAAGTTTTTTGCTTTTACAATAGAACCAAACTTTTTATCTATTACGTTTTGACCTTTTAAAGTCTTCCATTCAGTTTGTTTATTTGTAGGAATGAATAGAGTAGGTTCATAATTTATTCTACTTAAATAAGATTGACCGTTTGCAACACCTCTAATAAGAAGTTTGCCTCTATATTCTATAACATTTGTGTAAAAATTCATTATCTATATTATACTTCACTATTTTAAAAAAGTCAATACAACTTTTCATAATAATTTAAATTTATTATATATCTACAAGGCACATCACGTGCAGTTTGAGCCCTATGCTCTAAAGAGGAGTTAAATATCACCATTTTATTAGCTTCTGATCTAACAAACTCTCCTGATTTAAATTCTGTACCACCATCACAATCATTTAAGTATAAGATTGCTGTGTTTACTCTTTCATCAAATTGATCTGTATGATACGAAGACTTATCAAAAGTTTTGCTTATAAACAAATTACTTCTTGCTTGTATAATACCATTTACATTTAATTTATCTAATATAGGTATAATTAAATCGTTATAGTATTCTGAGGTAATTCTTTTATCATCAAAAAAATTATGATAAAAATATAAATGCCAATCAGTATCAACAGCAGTTGTTTTATGTGTTTTACGCCACGGAAAACTATGATGAGTTATAGTATTCTGTAAATGTTTAAAAAAACTAGGTTCTAAAAAATTTCTAATTTCTTTAGGTTGGTATTTTAACTGTGAGTCCGTCATGTTTTTTTTCTAAAAATATTTGACAAGATAATCTACTGTTATCTTTTGCCAATGGTTCATAATCTAATAATTCTTGTTCGGCACTATTGTTTTTAATTTTACCTGTTTTTTTAATCCAATTCTCTTCAACTATAACGTGACAAGTGGCACATGAACAACAACCACTACAGTCAGCATAGATTTCATCAATAGGTTCAGGTGCATAATCTCTTGCAGCCTCCATTAATGTTCTACCTGTATCTACTTCTACTTCAACTTTTTTACCATTTTGTTGAATAAAATATACTTTTATTTTCTCCATATAAATGTTTTATCAAAAAAAGATATTGTATTATGTATTTTATTTCGTTCTCTAAATTCTGCTATGCCTAATTTTACAACATTCAAATGTGTATCGTGTCCTGCAAATAAACCACCTTGTTTAACTTTAGGATACCATGTCTCTAAACTGTCTATAATTTCTTTGTGATTTGTATAGTTATCTACAAAAACAAAATCTAAACTTTCATTATCAAATTTTTTTGAAGCTTCAATATGGTCTTTTTCAATAATCTCTGCCTTATCTTTAAAACCTGAAAATTTAATTGAGTGATAAGCACTTAATTTAATACTTTCTATTTGTTTTTCATCATAGATAGCATCCACATTTTTCATATCATAGTTTTGAACAAGATAATCTGTATATGGTTCATATCTATCTATGCCATAAAGTTTTTTTATATTAGGACAATTTTGAAGCAATGTGCAAAAAGATTTGGCAAAGAATACACCTACCTCAACACCTACAAGGTCTTTACCTTGAAGATTTATACAATGAATAATACTTTGTATATCACATTGTTTATTATCAATGTAATCGTAGTATTTTGATGTAGGTTTTCCCAATTGTTCCATTACACTATCAAACTTGGTTTTGCACTTTTTATAACACCTGTATTTTGTTCGTAAGCGTCTTTTATCTTACTATCAGGATTTGTAATTGTAATTACATTTTGACTTTTAATTTTAATTACTTTATCCTCTGAATACGGTATATATGAATGAAAACCAATAGTGGCCTGACTAGTACCTTGTCTTACAGGTATTAACACAAATGGTTTTTCTATGTACTCAAAATCTATATGATTTGTAGCTTCACCATCTACGTTTGGATCAGATAACTGTTTACCAATTAAATCTTCACCTGTTGTCAGCCTATATAACTTTATCATAATATATCCTCACTTGTTAATTATTTAATGTCTTCGTTTTTTTCTTCTGCTTTTTTACCAATATTATATTTAGCTTGTAAGTTCCAGTTTTTCTTATCTTTAAATGCAATAATTTTTATCTGTGATAAAGGTGCTTTATTTTCTAACTCTTCTGGTTTTACTACTGATAATAAACTCCAGTCTTGTAGTAAAGCACTTATTGTGTTTCTTCTTTGAATATCATTTATAGACAACGTAGCTGTTTTGCCATCTAAAGCAAATAACTCTTTAAAGTGTACAATATAATATTTACCTTGTTTATGTAAAATGTGACAAGATTGAAATAATGTTTTATCTTTTCTACTTGCAACACCAATACGAGATAAGGTTTCTCGTATCTTTAAAAAGTCATCTGGTTGTTTGAGTGTTACCTCTAACATATTTTCAGGTGACCAATTTAATTTTTCTTCACTCATTTTTTCCCACCTACTGACACTTTTTTAAGAATAGTGTCTTGTTCTTGTTTTGTTAATATGTCTAAAGCCACTCTTGCTTTTTCGTTGCTATAGCCATAGTATTTTTTGATAGCGTCAAAGTATTTACCTCTATTAGTAGATACCCATTTACTACCAAATCGCCTCATTTTTCTTATACTATTTATTAGAAAATGAAATTGTAGCCGATTAGAAATGCCTGATCTTTGATTCATTTCATTGACAATATAAATCAATTCTTTATGATAAGATAAACATCTATTAACTACGTAGGCAGGATATTTCTTTTCCCAAAATGGGTCTTCTTTATTCTCCATTAAAGGCTCTTTTGTATAGTTTATTGCATTGAGATAATTGCTCAATGAATAAATTTCATTATATTTTTTCTTCATTTTTTTCGTTTTTTGTGTCTGCCCATATACCAATCACCAGGTTCATAATTATATCTTTTACCATGATGACCTCTTATATCTGCATACCACATTCTCAACTTAACTATTATTTTAACAAATATATTATGACTTACTATCATTTTTTAAATTCGCACCTTTGCATTATTTCGGTTAAACAAGCGACAATATTTATCTCGTGGTCTGCAACAAAGGCTGACTTGTATTGATAATCAGCAATAATTAAAACTGCTAATGGTATTGTCTTTGGCACTAAAGATTTATATAATGCCTCATATAGATTTGTAAATAGAGACGCAGGTTCTTTGTCTAGGTTTTGTACAACCCAATGTCTCATTTTACCAAACTCTTTATTCTTTAATAGATTAATTAACTCTTTTGTATGTATTTCTGAAAGAGATACTAGTATGCCTGTATCTATTTTACCTCTTACTGAATACCTTTGTAATTCATTAATTGTTCTTCTAAAGTCTGGATAATGTTTTTGAATTAACTCTGCTAATACTTTCTTATCATATTCTAAATGTTCTTGTTCTAATAGATAACAAAGTCTTTTTAAAAGTGCTGTAGCAGTTTTGACTTTTTGACCATTGTGTATTTCAAAATCAATAACTGTAGTACGACTTTGTAAAGCAGGTAGTATTTTGTTTTTGTAATTACAAGTAAAAATAAATCTACAATTCTTGTAAAATGTTTCTATAAAGTTTCTTAACGCAGGCTGAACTGTCTCAGCATTCATATAATCTGCCTCGTCAAGTATTACAACTTTATGATTTGTACTTTCTTCTAAAGATACTGAAGACGCAAAGTTTTTAATTTGATTTCTTAGCGTATCAATATGACGGCCTTCATCTGAACCATTAATAACTAGATAGTCACAACCTATTTCTTCACATAAAGCTTTTGCAACAGTAGTCTTACCTGTGCCTGCCCTACCTGATAATAATAGATTTGGAATTTCTTTGTTATCTACAAATTTTTGAAAAGTATTTTTAAGGTCTTCACTTAAAATACAATCTTGTATTTTTCTAGGTCTGTATTTTTCAACCCATAAAAAGTCTGACATAATATATTCACCTCTTCTTTCATTATATAAATGTTGCCACTAAAGTCACACGTCTAACACCAGGTTCAGGAAGTATAGCAGTATGCCACCTCATTCCGTCAAACACAACTGCCGTGTCTTCACATGGCTCAATAGTTTCACCTTTTTTAATTTTCTTATCAGGATAAGATTTAAAAGCAGGTAAAACTGGTTTGTCTTTATCATATTTAGTAGTTGAAATTAAAGTATTACCTTTTTTAGTTTTATTGAAATATACTAATAAGACTTTGTGATCTTTTTCAGGATGATCTACGTGCCAATCAGTAATAGGTGCAACACCAGCCTGAGCCATGTTAACACATATTCTTAATGGTTGAACAAAGTCTACCTTCATCTTGTCGGTTATATCTTTCATCAACTCTAAACAAAGTTTAAATCCTTCTTCAGATAATATCTTGCCTTCTCTATCTACAATCTCATTGCCTAGAAAAGGAAACTTATCTGAAGTAGATACAGGAGAATAAAACCAAGGAAATTTAGGATGTAAAACCCTAGACTTTATCTCATTGTAAGATTTAAATTCTGTTAAGTTTTCTAACTTTACAATACTCATTTGTAAGCCTCTGGCCATCTAGCGTCAAAACTATCAAACTGATTGTATTGATCATCTGTTGTTTGAGGTAGAACTTTACCGTTCTCATCCCTCTCAACATCAGCGTTTTTATCTTCCTCTTCGGGTGTCATTGGGACTTTATTTCTGTCGGTCATTAAAACTCCGAGTCAGTTTCTAAAGCAATCCAATACTCAATATTTATTTTTTTGTTTATGAAATGAGCAATTTTTGCTTTTGATAAAGCAACGTCATAATCACCTGGTATAATTTTTAAATTTTCTGCTTTAATATACGCAGTAAATTCTAAATTAGTTTCGCCAACTGGTAAAGAAGACTCTGGTGCATTACTATTTTTCTTATCTAAAGCAACAATTTCAACTTTACCACCCTTACCTCTAATTGCAATATCAGGTAAAGATAATGTAGCATACTGTCCTTTAATCATATCAAAGTCAGCTTGTTTTAAAGAAAATGCCACTGTCTTATCTGGCATTGTTATATCTTTTGTAGGTGCTACTAAAGTTGATTTTTCAGCAAAAGGATATCTAGTTTTTAAAGATGAAGCGTCATCTGTAATTTTTAGATTTGCTGTGCCGTTAAAATTTAGTTTAGGTTTTACAAACTTTTCAAAGGAACGTAAGAACTCTGGTAAATCATATATACCAAACTCTTGGTTAAACTCCTCATCAATAGTTGCTTTTGCCATAATGTTTTTCATTGTTGACATTGTAGCAAGTTTCTTTCCTGGTTTAAACAGAATATTCTGATTAATGTCGGAAAAGTTTCTCAAAATAGAGATTGTTTTTTCACTTAGTTGCATATTTTATTCTCCTCATAATTTATAGATTCATTATATAATAAAAAAGGCGGGATGTCAATAGTCCCGCCTTTCTATGTAATTGATTATTTAATATCAATTGTTTTCGCTTTTTT